GAGTTCGTTAAGGAATACAAAACACTTCCTGAAGACCAACGCCCCAAAGTGTTAATCGTATTAGACAGTTTGGGTATGCTACTAACTCCAACTGATGTTAATCAATTTGAAGCTGGTGATCTAAAAGGTGACATGGGTCGTAAGCCAAAGGCACTGACCGCTTTAGTTCGTAACTGTGTGAACATGTTTGGTGATTTGAACATTGGCTTAGTTGCTACAAACCATACTTACGCAAGTCAGGACATGTTTGACCCAGACGACAAGATCTCGGGCGGACAAGGCTTTATCTATGCGTCCAGTATTGTTGTTGCTATGAAGAAACTAAAGCTCAAAGAAGATGAGGATGGCAACAAGATTAGCGAAGTGAAAGGTATTCGTGCAGCTTGCAAGATCATGAAAACTCGTTATGCCAAGCCGTTTGAAAGTGTGCAGGTTAAAATTCCGTATGAGTCTGGTATGAACCCATATTCAGGATTGGTTGACTTGTTTGAAGGCAAAGGTTTATTACAGAAAGAAGGCAACAGTCTTAAATACACGCTAGCAGATGGTACTGTTATCAAACAGTTCCGCAAGGCTTGGGAACGCAATGATGATGGTAGCTTGGACAAAGTTATGAAGGATTTTGCCCAAAATCCACATAAACAATCTGCTGATCAACTAGAAGAGGAAACTGCGGAATGAGCATTGATGTCGAAGTCTTGATTGAATCTTATATCACGCTTAAAGAATATATTCCAGCAAAAGAACGACAGGCCGCTGCCGACAACTTGGTAAGCATGTTAGTGGATAATCTAAGCGACAAGGAACTGCGAGAATTTGGTGGCACCGATAGTTATACCAAACGAGCCATCGAAGAATATCTCGACGACGAAGATGAAGAAATTGATTACGAAGACTGATGTGGTATAATCGTGTTATTTCAGACCTTGGAGAAATTCCCGCCTTCATTAATTATTATGAAGGCGAACTTGTACAGGCAAAAACAGAAACATTTATACGAGGTAATGTTGAAAAGTCCGCTGCGAATCTACCAGGTATTACAGAGCACAGATTTAACCAGCTTCAGGAGATTGAGGCTGTACTTGAATATCTTAATATACAACTTCGTAAGATTAGACGAAAACATTTTCAAAAATACCTAGAATCTTATGCCCGAGCTCTTACAAGTCGCGACGCAGAGAAATATACAGATGGTGAGGACGAAGTCATTGACTTTGAAACTATCATTAACGAAGTTGCTCTGCTTAGAAATAAATGGCTTGGAGTTATGAAAGGTCTTGAAAGTAAAAACTTTATGCTAGGTCATGTAGTCAGACTGCGAACCGCAGGCATGGAAGATATTGTAGTATAATGGATTATATGGAACACGCCAAAGAATTATTACACGAATGGGCTCTATGTAATACCGCCCGACCTAAAAATAATGCTGTTGACATCCAAATAGAAAAAGATGTTTGTGGAAGATGGGCCATAAACTTAATTCATAATATTAATTGGGGATCCGAGTTAGAATTAGCCGAAGCTTGCCACCAACTTGAATCAAGATTAAAACCACTCAAAGAAAAAATAGTTATAGAGGTTTTGCAAAATGGGTCTATTTAAGAATTTCACACAGAGCCACCAACATACTCAATCTATTAGAGATTTATTATATCAGTATGATAGTTTTTTAGACAGTCTTGAGGTTATAGCCGATTTTGGCTGCGGTTCTGGATTGGACATAGAATGGTGGGCAAAATTAGAAACCAGAGATGATCCTCCAGAACCGAGGAACTATCTTTGTTATGCAGTTGATAAAAACATTAAACAAATAAAACCACACATATTAGAATTACCAAACGTTAAAGCTATAGAATGCGATTTAGAAGATGATCGTTTTATTCCTAGGCAATTAGACCTTGTGTGGTGCCATGATGTATTTCAATACATTACCAATCCAATTTACACGTTGTCTAAATGGAATGAAATGATTAACGAGAACGGTATGTTGATTTTATCTGTGCCGCAATCAAATTTTTTTAGTTATAACAGACCGCAAAATATAAGTTATAATGGTTGGTATTTTAATCATAATATAATAAACTTAATGTATATGTTGGCAGTCAATGGTTTTGACTGTCGAGATGCTTATTTCTACAAAGAACCAAACACTATGTGGCTGCATGTAGCAGTTTATAAAAGTCAGATTCCTCCAATGAATCCTAAAACTTCTACCTGGTTTGACATTGTTGATGCTAATTTAGTAAATGACAGTGTTACAGAGTGTCTAAATCAATATGGGTATGTTAAACAAGACTCCATAATAACAACTTGGTTAGATAAAGATAACTATAGACAATAATGAAAATAGTATTAGCCACCGGAGGGTTTGACCCTGTACATAGTGGACATATATCTTATCTCAATCACGCTGATCACTTGGGCGATTGGCTCGTGGTTGGACTAAACTCGGATGCCTGGCTTACACGTAAAAAAGGAAGACCGTTTATGACGTGGCACGAACGCATGACGGTGCTAGATAATCTGCACATGATAGATCGTGTGATTGAGTTTGATGACACAGACGGAACTGCTTGTGATGCTATACGTCAAGTTAAAGCCATGTTTCCTGAAGGAAAAATTGTGTTTGCTAATGGCGGAGACAGAACCCAAGATAATATTCCTGAAATGATTTTTGACGATGTAGAGTTTGTGTTTGGTGTCGGCGGAGAAAATAAACTAAACAGCAGCAGTGATATACTCCGGCGCTGGAATTCTATAGAAGTCGAACGTGCATGGGGAAGTTACACTGTTCTAAATGAAATTCCTGGTGCAAAAGTTAAAACATTGACAGTCCGGCCTGGCCAAACCCTAAGCATGCAACGGCATCAACATCGTAGCGAATATTGGATGGTAACCGAGGGAACTTGTATGATCAATATGGCGCTACCGGGCGATTTCAACAATCCGCCAAAAATACTTTCTAAATACGACGAATGGCGTGTACCAAAAAACACCTGGCATCAGCTAACTAATCCTTTTACACGACCTTGTACAATTGTTGAAATTCAATACGGGGAAAAGTGCGAGGAAGATGATATTGAACGATTAGATACCGCTGATCAAGCAACGTAAGTATAAATCAGCTTGTCTTTGTCTGTATTCAATTATTGCCAATATTATTTTACGCATTTGACATCCAATTCTTATGATTTTGATAAGTGTATTGTTGCAACAAATGTTCAACATCTGCAGCAGTTTTTGGGTTTCTTGATTCGATGTATTGTTCTACATCGCTTTTATGGGTAAAACAGTCTCGTAAACGTTTCACTAGACTTCGACAGTCCATTTTGATCTCCTTTTGGGTAGTCAAATATTTATTGCAATGCAACACGATTAAACAGAATATAAAAAACCGGTAAATATATTATTATGCGCGAACTAATTAATATACTTACAGAAGCAGCCACCAAACAACAAGTACAAGATATACTTGCTCAAAACGGCTACACAAATTTAAAAATATCTGGAAATAAAGTAGCTGTCTTAGTTCAAATTCCCGACGGCGAAACTAAAGAAGCCTATAGATATAAAGTCCTTCAAGATCTAGTAGAAATCATAAATGCAGCCGATCCTGACATCAATGCTAGATACAGTTTTTATCGCAACATCAGCAGCATTGGTCATGTGGAATTTTGGGAAAGTCCTGTAGTGTTATTGGTAAAAGATGTTGGTAAACAAGCCAACAAGAGTGCTGGTGTTGCTAACGAAATAGAACTAGCCGGTATATTACAAAGTGTAATCGACAAGTACGGTTCAGCACACATTACTTTTGTAGATCCTAGAGGCAAATCTTTAACAATCAACAATTGTAGTCGGGTTGATATCTCCGGCAGAGACGCTCAAGGACGAAAAAAAGCAGATGTTGTGTTAGTAAGCCCTGACAGAAACTTACCTGTATCAATTAAAAAACTTAATGCAGAAGCTTGGGAAAGTGCGGATACATTGTTTGGGCAGAAGGCAAGAGGTATTATTGATAAATTACGCGAAGAGGGTTTAGTTAAATTATACAAAGACGAGGCAAGTTCGGACGCAAAACCTATATTTAAATTAAGTAAAGAAATTGTTGTTGAACCCACAGAAGAAGAAGCATTGGCTGCAATTTTTGGTAGTGATTTAAACCCCGAAGGTGGTATTGTAATTCAAACTTTTCAACCTGAACATTTTGTACAAGAAGATAATAAAGTTAGAGTAGAATGTCACGCAGTAATTGCTACAAAAGAAGATATTCCAGAAAGCCATGTCATGGTTTGGTTACTACGCAATGATAGTTCTAGAAACAGCAAAGCATTAGGTATTCCTGGTATTCGAATCATGGCAGTAACATTGACTAGAGGCATAGGCAGGACCGGTAAGAAAGATGTTATACTGGTTGATGAAAACGGTAATGTAAAAGAAAGACATTTTGATCCAAGTGACGAACAAGATCAAAAAGTAACAACCAAACAGTTAAAACAATTTGATCCGGAAAAAACTAGAGTCAAGATTAAACCAAAAGGTCGACAAGCTGAACTCAGAGATAAAGATACCACACCTCGGCAAAAAAGAGATTGATTTTTTTCTGCTACCGTAGTAAAATTATCATATGAATGATAAACAACGAGAAATTCTTGTAATCACACAAGAAGAATGTGCAGAAGTAATTCAAGAAATTTCCAAAATATTTAGATTTGGGATCAGCAATCAACACAAAGATGGAATGCTGCATCAAGAAAAACTTGAAACAGAAGTTGGTGATTTGTTGTGCATGGTTAGTTTAATGACACAACATGGTCTTGTACGATCGGAAAAAGTAACCGCAGCCGTTGAAAACAAACAAAATAAACTAAAACAATGGAGTAAAATTTATGACTGAGTTGTACCGTGGCTTATTAGAAATTCTAGTAATTCGTTGTATTGAACAAATTGAATCGTTACGAGGTCATATAAGATCACACAACTCGGGACATGCAGAAAATTTTGAATTAGACATTGGTGTTACTGGTTTCTGGAATTTAATGTTAGAAACCGTGTTTACTATGTTTTCGATACTGTTTTTAATTACAGGAGTAAGTTTAGCTGCAACATTAGCGGTTGTTTCGTATCCATTAGCTGCATTTATCAATTACGGAGCTTGGTTATTGAAA